GCCGCGGCGCGCTGAGCCGCCGTCATAAAGCCGATGCGCTTCTGCTGGAGCACCGCCCCCTGCTCGCTGGTGGCATCGACGCCCTTTAGCTCCTGCTCAATCTTGACCAGCTCGGCCACGATGGGAGCCAGGCCCTGTTTGAAGCTAGCCGCGTAGTTGCCCACGTTGCGGCCGGTACTACCTACGCTGAACTCGATGGCTTTCAGCGCTTCAGCTACCGCCAGCGCCTGTTTCTGCACAGCCTGGCCTTCAGCTGACTTGCGCTCAGCCTCGCTCATGGTGTAGTAGGCCGTTGTCAACTCTGCTAGCTGGGCTCGCAGTTGCTCAGCCGAACCGCCGGCGCTGTTGTAGGCGCGCTGGCTGGTAGCCAGGCCCTTTTCTAGCTCCCGCTGGTCGGCTGCCTGGCCTTTGAGTTGCTCCCGCAGCTTTACCGACTGCTCAGCGTACTGCTGGTCAGTGAGTTTGCCGGCTTTGCGCTCTTCGTTCAGCGCTTTCTGAGCCGCACGCGTCTTCTCGATGTCGAGGGCCAACTGCCCCAGGCTGTCGCGAATGAGTTTTTGCTCGCTTTTGTACTGCTCACTGTTGATTTTGATTTCAAACAGGATGCTCTCGTTTATCTGGTCGGCCATGGTGCTCCGAAATTCCGACCGGCCGTAGGCCAGCGCAAACGCTGACCCCCAAAAGCGCCACGCGATTGCTAAAAGCGCCACGCAGTTTGCGTTTAGTCCGATTCTGCATCCTCAAAATGCCGATTTGCGCCCCGTGAGGGTCGGAAACTTTGTGCATGGCTGAAGCACGCATTACTATTTCGGGTCCGATTGTACTCGATGGGGCAGAAGTAGACTACTGCTACCCCTATACGACGCTTGCCGAAGTGCAAAGTCAGCTGGAGTACAGCAAGCCCTACGACACCATCCGCGTCATCATCAATTCGCCCGGTGGGCGGGTAGATGAGGGCTTCGCGCTCTACGATTTGCTGCGCTCGCTCGAAGGCGTGACGGTTATTACCGAAGCTATTGGCCAGTGCTCCAGCATTGCTACAGCTGCCTTCCTGGCTGGCTCGGTACGCGAAGTACACCCGCACGCCACCAGCTTAGTGCACCTGCCCACTGGTGGAATTCTAGGGGCGGACGCTGCGAAGGCAGCCGCTTGGGCTGCTTCCCTGGCTAGCGACGAGGCGCGCCTGCTGGCGCTTTACGAAGAGCGCGCCGGCATTGACCCTGTGGCTTTTGCAACCACACTATCGGCGCAGCAGCTACTCGATTATGGCTTCGCTACAGCCATCGTGCAGCCCGCCACCGCCCTGGCCCTGCGCCCTACCACTGCCACCAATACGCCGGCCCCGGCCGATAACCCAATGCCCAACTGGGCCCAACAACTTATGAGCAAATTCACCCAGGGTCTGGCGGGCATGACGGCCGCTATGAGCGCACTGCGCACGCCCACCACCAACCAAGCTACTACTGAGCCAAATGTTGCGCTCGACGTGACCACGACTGACGGCACGGCCTTGAGCATCGATACCGGTGACCGCGAAACCTACGCCGTGGCCGACAACGTGACCGATGCGGATGGAAATGCTGCTGCCGATGGCGACTACGTACTGAGCGACGGCAATACTATTTCGGTAGTCGCCGGCGCCATCACCGTCATCACCCCGCCGGCTACCGACTCGGCCGCTGATGCCGATGTGCACGAGGCAATTGCCACGCTCACCACGGCCGTCACGGCCCTGGCCGGCACGGTCGGCACCGTGCTCAAGCAGCAGGCAACGCAGGCCAGTACTCTCAAGCGTATCGCTACCACCAACGGCTCCAGCGCCACGCCCTCCCGCGCCAACGCTGCCAACGACCAGGCCAAGGACGCTGAGGCAGACCCGATGAAAGCTGCCGGCGACAAGCGCAAAGCGCGTCGTGACAGCCAGTTCCAAAAGTAGTAGCCTCCGTGCTGCACAGCCCCAATATCTTCTCTCGCCTTTTTTCTGCAATAATTTAATGCTTAACAAATTAGCGCTTATCGGCCTGCTCGGTGCCATGGTGGTACCGGCGCGCTACGGTGATACCATCATCGCCAGCGCCCGCCAGGGCCAGGGCCTGCTCTATGGCCCCGAAAACTTCCGCTCGCTGATTCTGGAGCCCGTGTTGGAGGCCCCCGATTTGACGCAGCTGCTCACCATCAGCGACGATATCAAGGCAAAGATGGATATCCTCTTCGCCAAGCGCTTCAAGAAGGTGACGCACCTCGATACCGGCTGCGGCACGGTGCCGCACACGCCCGGCATGGACGTGGAGAAACTCACCTGGGACCCCGTTGCGCTGGAAGCCTGGATTGCCGAGTGCGGCAGTGACTTCGACGGCACGTTCATGGCCTGGGGCCTGGGCGTGGGCTACAAGCGCCTCGACTTGCAGGAGGCGGCTATCAAAATCCGCTCTGGCCTGGGTGAGAGCGATGATACCACGCTCAACTATTGGAATGAGTTCGTGCAGGACCAGATGGAGGCCGCTATTCGCGACGACATTTTCCGCATCGGCTACTTTGCTGACCCGGCCCTCACGGCTGGCCAGCTCACCAACGGCGCGGCCGACCTGGTGAACTACAACCAGTTGCGCGGCCTCTGGCCGCAAATCATCGCCCTGGCCACAGTCTACCCCAAGGTGCGCGCCTACACGATTGCCGCAAACCAGACGGCCAATCAGGAGCTAGCCCCCGGTGAATCGCTCCAGATTTTCCAAAAGCTGATTCGCGGCGCTGACCGCCGGCTGCTCAGCGGCAAGTTCGGCGTGCCAACTATTCAGTGCACGCAGTCGATTGCCGACAACTGGGCCGACTACCGCATGTCCAACGACAAGCTCGAGACTAGCTGGCAGTTGCAGGTGACGGGCCTTGTGGGGCCCAAGTTCCTCAACGTGGTCGTGGTGCCGGTGCCCGAATGGGATGATATCCTGATGGAGGATTTCGACATCGCCGGCAAAATCAACCTGCCGCACCGCGCGGTGCTCACCACCAACGCCAACATGCAGCTGGGCTTCGACTCCTACGCGGCCTCTACGCAGGTCGAGTCGTGGTTCAATCGCGAGAGCAAGTTCACCCACATGCGGGGCAACTGGAAGATGGACGCCAAGGTGATGCGCCCCTTCCTGACGCGCGCGGCCTTCTAGGCTACCCCTATCCCAAGTCCACTTATCTCCTTCATTATCAGAGAGGCCCGGCCACTACCCGGCCGGGCCTTTTTCTTTTCTCACTTCTTTTCTGCTACCACTATGGCCGATTGCGGTAAAACAAAACGCGGTATTCCCGCCCCCTGCGAGACGCCTTCGGGCGGCCTGCAAACCAAGTTGGTGCAAATCCGCAAGGATGATATCGCTGGCTTCGTGCGCAATGCGCTCAATCCGAAGCTGGTGACCATCACCCTAAAAACGGGTAAGAAAGGCTTCCTCTTTGAGGGCATGGGCGAGAGCAACAATGCCCGGGCCAAGCTGGTACCCACCAAGTACGGCAGCCCCAACTACACCCACGAGGTAGACCTGGTGGCCTTCACCAGTGACCCGGCCGACTACGCCACGGTTGAGGACCTGGCCAAAGACACCACCGTGTCGGTGGTGCGCGACAACAACGGCAACATCATGGTGTACGGCCTGAATGCTGGCCTGAAGGCTACCAAAGCTGACACCGACACGGCCAACGCCGATACGGGTGGGGCGCCCGAAATCACGATTGTCAGCACCAAGGAGAAGGGCCTGGCCGACTTCTTCGCCGTGATGGACAACACCGGCGGCACGCCCGTGGTGGACCCCGTCGCCACGCTGGCTGCTTTCGAATTGCTCTACACCGTCTAGTGGCTGAGCTACTCGACCGGGCCCGGCTGCTGTTGGCGGCCGGCCCCCATTCGGCAACCCCCAGCGAGGTAGCGGCCGTGCACGCGGCGCTGTATCCCAAACAGGATGCCGTGTGCCAGACGTGCCGCGGCGAGTTGGGCAAAGCCTACTACGCTATTCAGCGCTGGGTGAACCAGCAAGAAAATTCTTTCCTCACCATTTCTTCTTCCAACGTGAAAAACGGAACCACTGCGCGCTTCCACAGCGACCAGCTCATCTACACCCCGCACGGCCTGGGCGTAGCCTACTCCAACGACAACCTGACCGATAAGGCTGCCCGTGACATCCTCAAAGCTGACCCCGACGCGGCCCAGCACTTCTCTACGTTGCCTCCTGAGGCTGAAGCCGGCGAGGATGAGCAGCCACTAAACGCCAGCCAGGCCGCTGCTACCAAAGCAGTTGACAAGGCGCAGCACCCCGCCCCAGCCCAGCCCGCAGGCCTCGACTACGCCAAGCTCGCCGCGGCTATCCTCGACGAGCAGACGCGCCGCGCTGGTGAGCAGCCCGCCCCCGCGCCGGCCCCCACCGATGCCGCCAACCTGACGGCTAGCGCTGGCGGTGCTGGTGAAGGCGAGACTACTACCGAAATCACCACGGAAGTGCTCGACAACGGCGTGGTGGCCACCACCGGCCACACCGAAACGACCGACGAGGACCACAGCGACGAGAAGCCCGTGCGCCTCTCCCGCATGGGCAAAGACCAGCTGCTCGACACCTACCGCGCGGAGCTGCGCCTGGAGCCGGCCGCCGGTCTCACCAACGACGAACTGCGCAACGCCATCGCCGAGCACCGCGCCAGCCAAACCGACCCCGAATAGTTTTCCGCCTGCCTAGTAGCCCTTTCCCGTGTCCGTATTCCGCCAACACATCACTGCCCTGGAGCCCGCGCCCAAGCGCCGCGCCGTCGATACTCGCGACTACGTGCGCTGGGGTGTCGATGACCAGCGCCCCCAGCAGCTACTGGCGTTGTTGGCTAATTCGGGCACGGGAAAGGTTTGCGCTACCACCAAGGCCAAGTTCATCGAGGGCAACGGGCTAAAGGATGCCGACTTCTACCAGGCCGTCATCAACCCGCGCGGCCAGACGATGGATGCGCTGCTGAAGCTGCTGGCCGACCGCGAAAGCAAGCTCAGTGGCCACGCCCTGCTCATCAACCTCAACCTGCTGGGCAACCCCTTTTCCGTTTACCACCTGGCTGCCGAAAGTGTGCGGCTGGGCATACCCCTTGAGGATGGTACTATAGATTACGTTTTTCAACTGCACCCCAAAGTGCCGGGCAGCAAGGCCAAGCCGCCGAAGCCCACGCTGCACCTGGTATTCGACCCGAAGGAGCCGGCTGAGCAGCGGGCTGAGCGCCTGGCCAACTGGCCCGGTGGGCCTGAGGCGTATCCGGGTGAGGTGTATTGCTCGTGGCTCGATGAGGCCGGCTACTATCCCGAACAGGTGTACGAGCCGGTAGAGGTCGATATGGAAACCGAGGCCCGGCTCAAGCGCAGCCGGCGCACGGATGTGAAGTCGGGCTACTCGGCCAAGGTGATGATTACCGAGTACGGGACGGCCAGCCCTACGGTGGAAGTGCAGGATGCCAACCAGAAGAAGTACGGCCGCTTTATTGGGGAGGATGGCGACCAGGTGCTGCTACAGTACGCTGAGAGCCCACTCACGAAGCCCGGCATTGATACGCTTCAGGCACCCGACGCATCGAAGCGTTACCAGACGGATGGCGAAACCCTGAAGGCTGATATCCGCGCTGTGTTTCAGATTCCCACGCTGCTCTACGGCGAGGCCACGGCTGGCAAACTGGGCAGCACCCAGGAGATGGATGATGCGACCAAGTACGTGCAGAACATGGTGGTCAATACCAACCAGCGCAGCATCGAGCGCACGCTGACCATGGTGTTCAGCACCTTCCAACAGCCTGACCAGCCCGATACGCCCGTCTGCCCCACTGGCGACTACTCGATTCAGAATCTGAGCCTGGCACCGGTGGTGGAAGTGAACGTGCCGACGCAGACGGAGAAAACGCTGAAGGCGCTCAACTCGATGTCGCCGCTGATGTCGGCCAAAGTGCTCAACGCCATGAGCCAGAAACAAATACTTGACCTCGTGGGCCTGCCCATCGAGGGCCCACCTAGCCAAACTGCTGCTGATGGAAATGACCCTACTGCTGGCTAAGGCTGATTTCAAGGGCTATGCTGACCTGGCTGAGTCCATTGATATCGACCGAATAGCACCCCATATCCTGGGTGCCCAGCGCCATCGCCTGCGGCCGCTGCTCACCGACCGCTTGACTGATGAGCTGCTTCGCCTAGTAGCTGCCGAGCGCGCCGCCGACGTGGCCAGCCCGGCCCCGCTGGTATTTCCCTGGAGTGCGCTGCGCACCAAGGCAGTGGCCGTGGTAGCCTGTGCAGCCATGGCGCGCTACTCTCCCTTCGGTAATACGACGGCCGTGTCGAATGGCTTTGTCCAGAAAACCAGCCAGTACAGCCAGCCAGTTGATGGGCGCGACCTGGCCCGACAAGCGGCTATCTACGACGGCGATGCCCTCAGCTATGAGGTGGACCTGGCTAAGTGGCTGCGAGCCAATGGTCAGGAATTCGGCAGCTTCTACCCGCAGGCTACGGCCTGCTGCGGGGGTCAGCCCGCCGGCCGCACGCCCAGCGTGGTGGTGCAGGGTATCCGCCGGCCCGATGACCAGCCTGACCTTTTTCCTTATCGCCGCTAACTGCTAAGTCACTACATGTCTACCGAAAATGAAGAAACCGTTGCCAAAATAAAGGCGTGGCTACTGCCAGCGGCCGGCGGCCTGCTTGGTGTGCTGCTCAATATGCAGGTCAGCAGCGCCGTGGGCGAGCTCAAGGAGGTGCGCCAGCAGATGCAGCAGACCATTACCAAGAGCGAAGTAGCCAACGCGCAGGTGGAGTACCTGCAACAGCGCGTGGTGAACCTGGAAACCGCCAGAAAGGAGGCCGGCGACATTCACAACCAGCTCGAAACCCGCCTTAACTCGCTGGAGCAGCGTGCCGCTATTCACGACCAGTACATGCAAACGCACAAGTAAGCCCGGCCATGCAATTCACCGCCTTCCTCAAAAAGTCGTTCCTCGACCCCCGCGGCCTGCCCGACGGCAAGCTGCTCACCCTGGGCGCGCTCACGGCCGTGGTAGTGATTCAGTTCCCCGTGTACTGGATATGGAAAGTGGCCGTGCCGGACTACGTGTGGGCGCCGGTGGTGCTGATGCTGGCCGCCGGCTACGGCTTCAGCGCCAACGAAAACAAGGCGGCCATCAACGCCGACGCGAAAGTGGCGCAGGCCGAAGCCACTGGGCAGGTGCCGCCCACGCCGGCCAGCGCTACCACGACCACGACCACTACCCTCACGCCGGATGGAGCCGACTAGCCGCATCGAAACCTGGCTGCTGCGCGCCGTGCTGGCTTTTCAAGCTGGCACCCTGATTTACCTACTTACCCTGATTTCCTCTCTGCAATGAAGTACTTCTTTTATCTGTGCGCGCTGCTGCTGGCTCTTGGCGGCGTGTTTTCCTGCCGGGCCACTCGTGAGCCGGCAGACGTGAGCCCCCGCGCCGAGGCGCGCACAGC